TTACGCGGTTTTCATTACTGTCGATGGCGCCCCTGCCCACCGTTCGACATCCGCTTGCCATGCATCATGATCTTTCTGACGAGTGGCCGAGCAGAACTGCCAGGTCTTTGAATGGTTCACGAACCGATCCAGTCGGTGGGTCTGACATAACTACTGCGGTGCAACCTCCACGAGGAGCACGCAAATTCGCTGCAAATATTACTCGTGACTCTGCAGCTCATCTCCCTATCGTTCCGGCCGCAGGTTCGGCGACTGGCCGTCTACGATCCTTGGCGTTTCGCCATAATACCACGGACAAACAATCGAGCACGCCAGTCACCTCCCCGGACACTCGGCAGCCCGCGGTCGCTTCAGGCCTCGAAAGTCCCAATTGGCGTCTGGAAGGATTGTTCCACATTGCGCTAGATCCCCTTAGGCGCGAAGCTGGCCGGGCTGTCCCCTCCCTGGTCCCCGCTTCGACTCGTCGGCGACCGGCCGAGTCGGTGTCGCCATCTGGGACCGGGAGACAGGGGATCGCTGCAGAGACCAAGCTCGGCCGGCCCGAAGCCCCGCACGTGCCGAACAGCAAACCATGGCACGCAGACCTGACCGATCGCAGAGAGCGTTCGCCGTCAAAGACAAATAGAGAGGCACTATCGGACGCGCAAAGTGTTGGGCAAATCGCAGGTGCGACACTGCATCTCGATGGGGCAGCCTTGGGGCGCTGGGCCGTCCAGCATATCGAGAGAGCACTGGCAAGGCCCTCGAATGGGATGACCGGAGTTGATCCGCGGGCGACAATGCCCAGAGGGCACATTTCACCGTTTTAAGGTGATCCAACCTGGCTTCCTCTCGTCCCAAATTCCGATCCGGCCTAGGTGATTCCCTTTGAGCAGCCAAGCAATAACCATTGGTTCGATTAGCCTGCAAGACTTCGAAGTTCCGACTTCGGTCCGATTTGGCGGTAAGCAGAGGATGGTGATCCACCGCACCTCAGATGGGACACGAACCATTGAGCCCCTAGGACCTGACGACGACGAGATTTGCTTTGAAGGTATATTCTCCGGAGCAAATGCCGAAACGAGAGCGAGGGCGCTGGACAACCTCCGGCTTTCTGGCACCGCAGTTTGGCTTACATGGCAGTCATTCCGTTACAAGATCATCGTTGAAGACTTCTCGGCCGCATACCACAGCCGATGGTGGATTTCCTATCGGCTAAGCTGCGTTGTAGCCCACCAATCAGGTGTTATCTCCTCCCCCCTCCTCACGACCCAAGCACTCATATTGGGAGCACTTGCAAGCGCCGAAGGTGCCCTCTTGGGAACAAACATTGACACGTCAGCCCTATCGTCGGCGGTTTCGAGCAGTGACGCCTTAACCCCCGGGTCGGCCGCGAATTCACGCGCCGTCACATCTGCAAACGGCTCTCTATCCGCGGTCCAAGTCCAAATCGACTCGGAGTCTGAAGTCTTGCTCAACTCCGTTCAAGGATCAAACTCGTCAGACCCGGCATCCTCCTTCACAGCAGCGGTCGGATGTTCGGCATCGTTGGCCAACGCAGCGAACGCCAGATCGTACCTTGGTCTGATTTGTGTCAATCTTAGTCCTTAGGAGTATAATTTGCCAACATTGACCGTAACGGATGGAAATCTCTTTCAGATCGCTGCCATAGCACTCGGCGACGCCCTGCAATGGATCAACATCGCGCGAACAAATGATATTGCGGACCCGTTTATCACAGGCCTCACCGAATTGAGCATTCCGACCGCGTTATCTGCCTTCTCAGACGGCATTGGACCCCAATGACGCCTGGCACGGTACGCAAATAGATGGACTTATGCGTTTCCATCAACAATACACCAGTTCCGGGTTTGCTACAGGCCAATATTACGACGAGCAACTATTTTTCCGCTGACTCCTTCTCGCTGGTTTTTGCGCTGACGGAGATCTCGCTCTCCTGCCTCACTTCGTGGGTGGACCTGTCCGCTCCCCTTGTAACCGTGGCTGACGCAAGCTCTCCGATATCGACAGACCTGATATCTGGAGCGGCCGACTCGCTCATAATCGATCCAATCTTTCGGACAATCTTGATCGAGGGACGCGATCTGTCTGCACGCCTCATCGACTCCTACTCTCAGCGAGACTACGTCAATCAGACGGCGTCGGAGATTGTGGAAACTATAGCGCTAAATCACGGTCTAATTACCCGAGCAACGGCCACGTCGGGGAACGTTGGTCGCTATTTCGGAGACGGCTTTACCAAACTCTCTCTTGGGCAGTTCTCAAGGATGCGTTCCGATTGGGACCTCGTAGCCCAACTCGCGCGCGAGCGGAACTTCGACGCATTCGTCGAAGGGGCAACGTTGGTATTCCAACCGGCGGCAAACGCTTCGGGCATTGCTGTACAAATCTGTCCCGGGGACGTGACTGCAATGCGGTTGGAGCGGAATTTGGCAATTGAGCCGGGAGCCAACGTAAGTGTGCAATCCTGGAATTCGCAGCAGATGGCGGCCTATTGCGCGACCCCATCTGGCACCAGCTCGGCTGCTTCATCTGGCGTCACGGCGGCGAATCCACAAGGCTATCTATTCTCACGATCGAATCTCACGTCATCGCAAACCGACGTCGCGCAACTACAGTATTCGAATGAAGTAGGTCGCCTGAGAACCATTCTTCACGTTGACATGCCTTTGAATCTCGAAATCTCAGCGAGATCGCTGGTTCTACTGCAGGATACTGACACCTCGTTCGATGGCTTATACCAGGTTGACAACATCGAGCGTCGCTACAGCTCTACGACCGGATCTAGCCAGACGTTCCGGGCGGTGTCGTGGCCCGTTGCGTCTTAACATCAAAGCTAGACAGATAAACTCGAGGAGAGCGGTTGTATGCTGGATAGGCTGACGAACGCAGTAAAGGCTCACGCCGCTGGTTTAGATAACTCCTCCGGGCAGGCAAAATTTGGAACAATAAGCTCGGTCAACTACGAAACCGGCAACGCACGCGTCGTAATACAGCCCGACGGAGTTTTATCGGGATGGCTACCAATACTCTCACATTGGGTCGGTAATGGCTGGGGCATGATATGCCCGCCGAATCCCGGAGACCAAGTCCTGCTTGTACCTCAGGAAGGCGACGGAGAACAGGGGGTCATAATCGGCAGGACTTACTCCCTCACCCAAATGCCCCCTAAAGCCCCCAGCGGCGAGTTCTGGCTGATTCACCAAAGCGGAAGCTTTCTGAAGATTTGCAACGATGGAACTATCCGTATCGGCGGGGACCTTCATGTCGGCGGCGACGTCTACGACCAACACGGGTCACTGTCCAGCCTGCGGACAACCTATAACGGCCACACGCACTTTGTCCAGGCAAACGGGACAACCACATGCCCTACTCCCACTAATTGACTCCAATGTACGATATTTATCTTGAGTGGGGTACCGACCTCTCCGTTGGCAGCAGCGGCGACCTCGCATTGGTCAACGGATCAACCCAAACAAATCAGCGCGTCGTACGACGCCTCCTGACAAACCCGGGCGATTACATCTGGAACCTCGGTTATGGCGGAGGCTTAGGTACTTTCGTTGGTTCAACCGCGGACCCGTCGGATATAGAAGCGGTAATTAGAAATCAAATGTCCCTCGAGGCGGCCGTTCCATCAACGCCGCCACCAAACGTTATAATACAGACCCTCGCGGTGGGCGGCTATGTAGTGGCTGACGTTACGTATTCCGACCCATCCTCAGATACCCCGGTGAACCTCAACTTTGTCTTGAACTGACCGACATGCAACTAAGTCTCAAAACTTTCAGTCAACTGATCGAGGACATGGGTGCCGCGCTGCAGGGCTCTGCGACGAGCCTCGTGGACGTTTCGGTTGGATCGGTGATCCGCGCGATTTTTGAAGCAAACGCATCAGTCGTACTTTGGTTGCAATGGCTCGTGCTCCAAACCTTGAGCATGACCAGGGCGGCAACCTCTGCAGGACCTGACCTCGACTCATGGATGGCCGACTTTGGCGCCATGCGACTGGCAGCCACCCCCGCAACGGGTGTGTTGAGCTTCTCGCGGTTCGCAACGACCCTACCCGCTTTGGTTCCGATCGGTGCTATCGCGAAGACAGCCGATGGACTACTCAGCTTCGCGGTGACCGAGGATGGCACCGTCTCAACATGGCAGCAGCAATCCTCGGGATATGTTGTGCCTGTCGGCGTCACTTCGGCCAATATTCCGGTGACCTGTCTCACCGCCGGGTCGGCAGGAAATGTACTCCCGGGAACTATTACCACGATAGCATCGTCAATCCCGGGTATCGACCAGGTTCTCAATGCCAACGCGTTCACCGACGGGGCTGACTCCGAAAGCGACCAGGCGTTTCGATCGAGATTTCAGAGCTATTTGGCTAGCCGATCTCGGGCGACCCTCACAGCGGTCCAGAATGCAGTATCAACTGTCCAGCAAGGATTGATATTTTCAATCGCGGAAAATCTCAGTCCTGACGGAACCGCGAGAGCTGGTTCATTCCTGGTTATCATTGACGATGGATCAG